CTTTAAGATTTCACTATAAGCCTCAATTGGATTATAGTCTTCTATAGCCGTGTCGATAAAAGGTCGGGCGGGAACATCTGTCACCGTCCCATCGTTACGCTCTATTTGATACCCTTCATGGACAAGAGCGGCATGATCAGCCGTGTAACCGATTACTTTATAGGTATCCGATACATCTTCAATAAATTGGCTATTTTTTAGCTCACCTGTATCTACAATGTCCCGGGGTGAGCCAACTACACTACCGTTTTGACGCACGGTTTCCCGCGGCCAGTTCCATTTAGTATCCTCTATCTGAAAATTAATTTCTTGGGCAAACTCGGACACCATTTCCCCAAAAGCTTCAGTAGCTAAGTCTTTTCCTAGATTCCAGTTAATCATTAAAAAATAGCTGTAAGTTATCCTTACAGCTATTATAACAATTTATTTTTATTGGTTTTAGGGAGTGATTTTTGATTTGCGTAACCAATGCGCTAATGCCGAATAATCAATTTCTATGTACTCAAAAACCATGTTAAACGTTACTTTTCTTTCAGATGCTAACACTTTTACCTCTTCTGGAGTTAATTTATAGCACCTTGCAAAGTTATTTAAGAAGTATGGGTTAATCTCTATTAGTTGATTTATATCGTCTAAAGATAAATACCCTTTTCTTTTTATTTCTGAAAGGATACGCTTTATGTCCATAAGTACGCCTCCATTATCAGAATACCGCTTATGGCAAATCCAATCAGTAAACCGTTCAAAAAGAATTTTTGAATGTTTCCACCAATCGATTTCTGTTGTGTCTACGAATGAACACTGTCTATGAGGCATACGCTTAAAATCAGGCGACGCAGGATGCTGATGTAAATACTTAAATCCTTGTTCAAAAGCTTCCTCTTGTGTCTCGTGATAAGACACTAATTTATCATTCCAGTAAAATCTAATCATTACACTAAAACTCTAATTGAATATAGCTCACGACGGCATCGTGAACAAACCTTAAGTCTGTAGCTATAGTTGTTTGATCGCCATAGTCTTTATCATTATTTTGCAAAATAACGATAAACTTATTTAATCGACAAAGATAACGTACTCCTATCTGGGAATTTTTTATTTTTGCTCGATATTCGCCATTATTGTCAGAAGATTGATTTTGCTCAAATTCCCAAAGATAATAGGGAATATTTTCTTTGATTGTAGATTGAAACTTTTGAAATGATAGCATGATACTCCTGTTGATTTATTGACAATCCTAATAAAACTAAAACTTTAGTTGAATATTTCGCTCAATTTGAATGCATATCAAAACAAAAGATTTAGCGTGTGCGTACTGCCAACTTTGAACATATTCCCTGTTTTCACTTAATAACCCAACTGACCAACTTTGATACTGGCAAGAAAAGGAAATTATTATTCGACTGTCTGTAATGTTTGCAAGATACTCTTCTCCTATAAGAGTAACTTTATGTTGCTCAAATATCCAATTACAATGAGGAAACTTTTGCGTAACTACAGATTGAAACTCTTGAAATGATAGCATGATACTCCTGTTGATTCGTTGCTAACAACCGATAACTGATAAACTAATTTAATAACTCATTTCTATAGGGCATAACTGAATTTTATCAGCTAAAATAGTCAATAACTATGTTAGGCTTTGGTAGTGTCGTCCAGTCAACAATTTTACTGAGTTTAACGATTAAAATTGAGCGGTTCCATCGTTGCTTTGGAAGTCCATACTCAGATGCCAATTTTCTTAATTCGGACATTTTTAGAAAATTTAGTCGATAAGTTGCTATATTTTGTAGCATATTTTTACTCCTATTAATTTGCTGATAACTGATTACTCGGCTAATTGTCGCAGACAACCCGAAAACCGAGATAGATGTAGCGGTAGTCGCGGCGGACGTTGTAGAGACGGAAAGCGGAACGGCAGCCATTAGGGTTGTTGCTGCTCCAAGAACCGCCGCGCAGACACTTACGAGACTGAGAACGATTATCATTCGTGATAAACCACGCCGATCCATCCGTCGGCGCTCCGATATAGTTATCGTGCCAATCGTCTTCGCACCACTCCCAAACATTGCCACTCATGTCATAGAGTCCCCAACCATTGGGCTTTTTCTGTCCCACAGGATGAGTTGTCCCTTGAGAATTTCCATCATACCAAGCGTAATCTCCTAACTGATTAGCATCATCACCGAAATAATAGCGAGTAGTTGTCCCCGCCCGACAAGCGTATTCCCATTCAGTTTCTGTGGGTAGGCGATAGGTTTTCCCTGTTAGCTGACTCAATTTTTTACAAAAGGCTTGAGCATCGTCCCAACTAACCTTTTCTACCGGATTTTGGGGATTATTTTTAAAGTAAGAAGGATTGGTTCCCATCACTTTTTGATATTGTTCCTGAGTAATGGGATATTGGCCAATGGCAAAACTGTTTACTTTGACTTGGTGTTGAGGCTTTTCATCATCGCTTTCAGAAGAACCCATGAGAAATTTACCTGCTGGTAAGCTTACCATCTCTAATGTGACTTGATTGGGTAGTTTTTCTGTAAATTGGTTCATTTTGTTAATCCCAAATAGTTGATGATAACTGATAACTGATTACAAACAATCTTTAGTCTTGAGTAAAATTGCTAACAATCACACGCGACTTAATCTATTTTGTGAGTACGAACCATCAAAGATCGATACTGCCAATCCACCGACTGAGCAGCTTTATCTCCCGCCAAAAACCGACAAGATTTTAAAAGATTCTCATACCCTCTAGTATTTGGGGGAAAAAAATCTTTTAGGCGAGAATCTGGAATACACCGCCGATTAAAGGTAACGAATCCTTTCTTATGCCAACGGCCTTCATGATCCTGGACTGCGATTAAAAATTGCATGAGATTCCCTCCTAATGCCGGCTAATATTAGCCGGCTAAACTACTTTATTAACTGTTAGCAAACTGTTTATCTAGATCGGCAAGCTGTTTATCTAGCTTTGCCCGCTTGTCGAGCAAAACATCATAGACCAATGAACATTTTTCGTCAGCTTTTCGTAAATCAATTAGCTGACACTGCACACGGAATAGCTGGATGTTGACATTATGGTATGCGATTCGCTTGTGGTGTTCCTTGTGGTGTTTATATTCTGCCATTAGCTCAGATTTTTTTTTGGTCTAAGATGGCTTTTTCGATTTCAATTTTTTCTAGTAAAGAAAGAATTTCTTGAATGCGATCTATGATGAACTCCTTTGGTTTTTTGGTACATACCCAATATAACAGGTATATGTTTTCGTGTCAAGTGTTTTTTTGTTTTTTTTCAACCGATAACGCCGACATCTTTCGGCGTTAGTCATTGAATCAGGGTGGGAGGGTTTTCCTGCTGGATTACCAGTAAAATGATGATTGCAGTCTTTACAGCGATAACGCTGTTTTCCTGACACAGAGAATCCCTTTTTAGAGATTCTCTGTGATTGGCATTTAGGACATTGCATTAATTAAGGCTTCCATTTTTTCAATTTCAGACAAAATCAAGTCTCTTTCTTTTTTGTATTTACCAGGATTTCGGTGTTTTCTAATTTGTAATTCAACTACAGAAAGTCTTTGTTTTTTGTATTCAATTTGTATTTCTATTGTACGTTTTTTTCTGTTAGGCATCTGCTTATCTCCTTTGTGTTTGTTTCTCTATATCCCCATTGTAGGGGATATGTTTGTATGTTGTCAAGGGGTTTGGAAAATATTTTTCAAATAACCCCGTAGTCTCCTAGTGTAAACATAGCCTCTATGTCTCCTTGTTTAGCTTTTTCTTTAGCTTCTTTGATAACTTTCAAATCAGCTAAGTTTCTTTCTCTCATTTTGTTATCCATGCTACGATAAGCTTTTTCGGCTTTAGAAAAATTCTCAAAAATTAAATATGTATGAGAATTAGCCTCATAGGAATTATCTAAAATGCCAGCCCGAAGATTTTTTCTGATTTTGAAAATGGTATCTTCTATGCACTCATCATAGCCAACTACATAAAAAGATTTATCATTTACAGACAGATGAACAATTGCGGCAGCGCGTCCACTATTAAAACATCCTAAAGGTTCTACACCTCTTACACAGCTTAAATTTTGCTGAAGTAGTGTTTTTAAAGATGGTTGTGATTTTTTAGGTGTAGGTTGAAATTGTTTTGTTTGTGGTTGCCCTATATATTTTTCTGACCAAGCCTTAGCCGCTTCATAGCTACGGCGGTAAGATACTTTACCATCAGGAAAATAGCAAAACCATTTATCTTTATCGACACCAATACCTTTTTTGATTTCAACTTTTTCTGCTACTGCAACGTAGTGACCAGGTGCTTGTCTGTTAAATTTCATCGTAACCTCCTTTGTGTGTTTTGGTATATAACCAATATAACAGGGATATGTTTGTATGTCAAGGGGTTAAGAAAAATTTTTAAACCCCGATGAGACTAGCCAAGATACATAACAGACATAGCTTTAAGTGCTATGGTTTTTTGACAAGGTGTACCTTGTAACCCAAATTTTTTGTAAAGACTGCTTTTAATCCCAGATAACCGAGATTTTGTTACACATTGATCCTCAGCAATAACCTCTTCCAAATTTCTTGATCGATTAGTCCGCCCTGATAATAAGGAATATGATAATAGACTTTTTTAAATTCTTCTTTTGAAGGAATCTCTACATTTAGGGACTCTGCTTCTGTCAATACTTTTGAGGTTTTGTCTTGAACTCTTTCTTTTTGCGCTTCTTTTTGCGCTTTAAGGTGTTCTAGATCGGATAGCTTGGCTTGAAAAATCTCAATTTGAGATTTTAAGTAGTCTATTTCAGACCGTAAGTCAGCAAGTTGAGAATCAATTTTGTCGATGGTAGCCATGTTGAACTCCTTTATGTTTGTTGGTATATACCCAATATAACAGGTATATGTTTGTATGTCAAGTAGTTTGTCAAACTTTTTTATTATCTTTTTGTAGTTTGTAGATTTACCTATGGTTACACTGATCGCAGGACTGTCAAAAATCTCGGAAAATCAAGCCAATAAAGTAATCACACACTTTTTGACAGATGACAACTGATAACTGATAACTGATAACTGATTACAGCTTCGGATATTTGTCTACCACTGTTTGTGCTTTCTGATTTAAAGATTGAGTTATTTGCTCAATCTCTTCGTAGAAAATTTGAGCCTTTTTAATTTTAGGAATTTGTGTTGTTTCGATTGGTTGTTTATCGCTAGACATGACTTAGTACCTCGTGTGTTTTGGTTACTTTCTATTGTGGATCGTTCTCCCAGAAATGTCAATAGATTGGGAGAATTATTTCTGAACGTTTGTACTACTGATAACTGATAACTAGGAACTAACTAATCTCTATGTCGTTAGCGTCAGCAAAGTCATTGACATTCATGAACCAGTCTTCCCATTCATCAGGGTCGGATAGATTGACTTTATCGACTGTCCACTGTCCATGCAAATATAGCCCTGCTTTCCACTTGTCAGGATATGGATGCTTTGTTTTTTCGGTATCGTTGGGAGTAAGAATAAACTGGAGAATGTCTTTTCCCCATTTACCTTTTTTGATATTGTAAAAGCAAGACAATGCGTCAATTAAGTCGTCGCACTCTTGTTGGTAGTCAGCAAAGTTTTCTGGCAGTTTAAACTTAGATTTTTTAGCCGTCAGTTTTTTATCTGATTTAGGTTTTGGTTCGGCTTCCAATTGATTGCTTTTTAGTTGCTTATTCTCCTGTTCAAGTTGATAAATACGAGCATGCAGCTGAGTAACAGATTCGTTTAGAACTGTTATTTGTTTTGTTTCTCTTTGCAGTAGATAAACTGTAGATTCTAGGTCGTGAACTTGTTGCTTTAAGTTTTCAATCCATGCTTCATTGTACTCTTTGCCCTGTTTTAATTCATGGATACGAGCCGTCAACTGGTTAATAATCTCAGATCCTTCTTTATTCTCACGCTGTCTGAGATTGTGCATCTCTTGAACAGATTGAGTCAATTCAAGATTTTCCCATTCTAATTTTTGAACTAAATTAGTTAATTCCTGATTCTTTTCCAAAATTACAGGTTCACTTAATAACTGATCAACAAGCGCAACTTGTCGTTTTTCAGAGAAAGATAACTCATCATCGGATTTTAACTCATTTTCAGTTTCCTGATTTTCTGGAAGGGTGTATTTACAATTATCAAGAGAATCCCACAAATTATCAAATTCAACACAGTCATCTTGATTATAGTTTTCTAGTGCGTCCCAAAGCTTTTGGATGTCATAATTTGCAACAAATAACCCTTGCGTTTTGACCGTAACATAATCACCGTTATCAGTGACTGACAATTTTTCTCCGAAACACTCTTGGTTAATTTGATTGAGGGTGCTTTGGAAAAGCCTGATAATTGTGGCTTTTTCGTAAAGTTCGATATTTGAAGTCATTTTTTTGTCCTCTTGTGGGGTGTATTTACAATCATCTAAATGATCCCAAACCTCGTAACAGGAAAGCTCGTACTTTTTTTGACTATAATTCTCTAAAACATCAAAAAGCTTTTGAGTATCATAGTCCCCAACAAATAAACCATGTCCTCTGACTGTAACATAATCGCTGTTATCATCGCTGTTATCAATAACGCTTACTATTCCGTAGCTTCCCTCAAAGTATTTTTGACTAATCTGATTAAAATTGTCTTCAATGCGCTTAATAAGCGTATCTCTTTCGTAAAGTTCGATATTTGAAGCCATTTTTTTGTCCTCTTGTGTTTGTTTGCCTAGTCTTATCTTACAAAATTCTCCCAATAAAGTCAAGTATATGGGAGAATTGTTTTTGAACACTTGTACTAATATGAGTAATAAAACTCATCTACTTTTTGAGGTGTAATGCCAGCATCATAGATGCGTCGGCGAATATCAATTGCGTCACCTTTAGCACTTAAGCTGTAAAATTTGCATAACTTGCGGAGTTCACCCCAAGACAATTCATACAGCCGTCTTTTTAACTTACTGTAATCGTCGTCATATTCCGATTCTTTGCTAACGACTTGGCTATCTTGTTTTGTAGAATTTTCTGGAATGTTACTGTCACTAGCTTCTAGAATATATTCGCAATCTCGAAGGTAATCAGAAAGGTCAAAGTAGCCGCCGTTGGCAAAATCTTCATTGGTATAATTGCATAAAGCATCCAAGAGTGACGGAACATGGTATTCAATCCCATCAATTGTCGCTACTAATAAATCACCTAAGCGATTAACCGATATTTCTGAATGAAAAATGTCACCAAAAGAATAATCCATAATTGATTCCATGCGGGACTCAATTTCTTCAGCAAGCTCGCCTACGGTGAAATCAGAGAACAGTTCGTTAAACCATTTATCGTTAGCCATGTTTTGTTACCTCTGTGTGTTTTGCTTACATTTCTATATTAGATCATTCTCCCAATAAAGTCAAGTATATGGGAGAATTATTTTTGAGCATTTGTACTACGTCTTTGTTTATAACGTTGGTGTTGATCCTGTTTTCGTTTAGGATCGAGTTCTCGGTGTTCCAAGCAGTATCCAGAATTGTTTCGGGCATTAAGTGCCGTAAATTTACCCAAAACTAAGCAGGCAACGCAGTATTTAGTTTCAGGGATAACTGCTTCTGTAGAAAAGTTGATTCCTTTTTTTGCGATTATTTCAGGAGGTTTATCGCAGATTAAAGCTACTTTTATCAAAGCTACGCCTGATACAGAGTAATCTTGTAATTTAACAAGATTTAAGTTAGTGTCGATATTGTCGATTTTTTGAATAGAAGATTTTAAAATTTTAAAATCTTCTGACTTAAGAGATACGATTAAGATCATAAGGTTGCAAATCACTCTTGAGGTAAATAGAAAAATCCTTTAATTGCTGGAAGACAATTAAAATTAACAGGCAAAAAAACAACTTTTATGCCATCGCAATACCAGCCATTATCATGTAAAAAAGTAAATCTTTCATCAAGATTAGCACCTTTGGTATAAATACACTTACTTTTGATGTACTTGAGTACATTTTGCGTTTTTTCTATGCAATCATCAAAAGCTTTTTCTATTTGATGTGATTGATATGGTCCGATAATAATTTCTTGACCATCGACCTGACAACATTCAGCGTAAAACTCCCCTAAGATACTGCTAAGACTAGGATGCAAGTAGATCGTTTCTTCATTTCTAGTAGCCGTAGCAGGAACGACAGCACTATTATCTTTTAAATAACAGTAAGAATCAAACTTAATATTATCTGTATCGACAAAACCTTGTTTGCTTAATGCCCATTTTATAGTTTCTTTACAGGGATTACCGTCTTCCCCGATAAACGGAGGTTTTGCGTTCCACATATTAGCCAACGATACCGTTTTTGCGCCCAATCTTTTGTATATGTTCATAATCTTCGTTAATGCTAGTGTTAATATGAAACGGGAAATTATCCCCGTTTTGACTTAGTTGGTTATTACCAAATGCTATAAAAGTGATAACCGCCTTTTATAGCCTCTACGCCGCTGATTAAGGGTTTATAAGCGGCGTATATCTCTTTTTCCGTCGGCAACTCTAGGGACAAATCAACTAAAGCCGTCACGCTGTAGAGTGTGTCATGACATCCGCGAGCTAAACCCCCCGCAGGAACCTTAACTAGCTCTGAGACATAGATAGTGGTGTAATTTAGAA